CACCAACACAAACCCAATCTAAGCAAAGATAGGGTCCCGGTTCAAGCCGGGTCGTGCGAAAATAGAGCTTGCAGGCTCTAACCTACGTACGATCCATCCTCGGGGTTTAACCCGAAGAAACGCGCGAACTTTGACTTGCTAAGCCAAATTGGTGCACGTGGAACGTAGTCCTCGAAGATGACATGGTAGTCACCTTCAAGGTAGGTTACATCGTATCGCAGAGTCTTCGTGGGGCGCCTCATCGGCGCTTCCGATTTCCCTGTGTAGAGGACGTACGCTAGCTGAGCTCCTGGCTCGTAGTCTTCCAACGCCGCTTTGTCCAACCGAGGACTTAGCGTTTTAAGGCGGCCCACCCACTGATTCCCATCAGGAGTGAGAACACCGTCAGCGTTGGCCACGAGTCGGGCCCGGGCTTCGACCTGTGGGCCATACCAACCGTGCAAAACACGGTCTCCGAGGAAGGTAGGCCCATACATAGAGCGGTACTGACGAGGTAACTGATTTTTAACCACATTAAGAACGCGGTTAGCGTTCAGACAAGGATACTGATCGACGAATCGACTTTTCACCAGGTTGTGAATACTGAACCAGTCAGCTGGTTGGGTAGGTTCCTTCTCAAGCTTCACCGTGTTTACGGCGTGGCCATTGAAGAAATCACCGCCGCAGCTCTCACGGAATTGCCCATCGAAGTAAGACTTCTTGAGGTTTACCGTGAACCCGAGCAACTTCAGCACTGCTGCCACGTCCCTAGCAATGAAGCCGGGGACAATGACGTCGTCTCCGTAAACGGAGATAAACCCTTCTCGAACCAGATCTAAGGAACTATACCCGCTAAACTCGGGCGGGAAGCCCCCGATCTCGTGAGCCCATGCTACAGAGTAACACAGGCTAAGGAACACGAGAGTCTCCAGTTCAAAGGTATAACCATTTCCCATTGCCGAGAATTTCTCAAGAGGTACCCACTTACCATCTATCAAAGTGTAAGGCTCTCGCAGCGTATTAAGCAGCTCGAACCATAACCCTGACTTAGCAAGCAGTTGCCTGACAACAGAATAGGCCATTGTGTCGCTAGCGCGCTCTGAATCCAAGGTCGCCACGCTACCATCTATAGACCCTTTTCGGGCCATTTTCTGATGGTGCGCTTGACCATGTGCTAAATCCAGAGCGAGGAAAGACTTAAACCTCTGCCTCATGATCCGCGCAGCAGCTAGCTGGTAGGAAACATTGAGTGAAGCACCCTTGGCGCACGCTCTTTTGATGAGCGCGGTCTTGGGGACCGTGAAGAATGTGTTTCCTTCAACGATCTTCGGGTCGTGGGTCTCCTTCTTATACCCAGAACCGTCAGTGTGGGATCGCTCCCATGCCGTACCCTCCCATAGGGAGAGCAGGCATTGCGCACCGGCGGTTACAGTAGGACGCGAGGAAACCTTGTCAAGCACAGTTGTGGCTTTGGCAAGGTCAGACGCTGTCGCACCGGGTCCAAACCTAGGTGTTAAGTCGATAGGGCAAGGCCCCAAGACGTCCTTCACGAACTCTGCAGCTACATCCACCAAAAGGAGAATTTCACTAC